CTCCGGCGTGCGCTCGCACGCAAGCGGAGTAGCCTGCATCTTGATATTGTCGGTCGTGATGTTCGCAACGGAAAACAAAACGACCTGTTTCAGGAAGTTGTATACCGGCGTCGGCAGACCCTTCGCGTCCACGCCCTCCCATTGCTTGCCAATGAAGAAGTTCTCGTTGGCGCGCACCGTCTCGTCGAGGTTGACAGCAGTGTTGTAGCCGAGCATTTTCTGGTACTCTGCCTGTACCTGCTCCGGCGTGATCTTCTTGCCAAACTCGTCAGGCATCGTCACTCACGTCCTTTTTTCCGGCCATCAGGTAGCTGTAGTTCATGAGGTTGGACACCCCGTTGGAGAAGTCCTGCGCCATCTGCAGCGCCTGTTCCACCTGTTCAGCGTGGTCTTCGTCGAGCTTGTCCGCACGCTCGCACAGTGCGGCCGCAGTCTCTTCCAGTGCCTCTACGCGCTTTTGTAGCTGCGATACGTCGAGCGACGTATCTGCCAGCATGTCCATCGTCGCGTCCTGAAATGCCCGCAGCTCGTCGTCCCAGCGCCGCAAGCTTGCCATCGTCAGCACAAAGCACGCCGCGATCACCAGTAGGCCGATCAAACTGATAGTGTTCATGTCTTCCTCCTAATAGCTGATATATCCGGCAGACGGTGCGTCTCCGGTCATGAATTCCTCGTAGCCCTCCTGCGCGTCCTCGTCCTCGTAGATGATCTCCGACGGGTTCGCGTCTTTTGCGTCCGCGCGCATTGTTCTCGATACGCAGTAATAGCGCACGGAATCGACCGTGTGCGTGATCTCGTGCGGCTCTTTGGCGCAGTCGTTCGGGTTGCGCTCGTCCGCCTGAATGTCCTCGAGGTCTCCGATCGTCCGTTCGCAGGTCTGGAAAAGTACAAGCCCCGGTTTTCCGTCCGGCATATTTGCGAGTGCTTCCTTCACTTGCAGGAAACCCTGCACGCGGTTGTTGCTTGCCCGCACGATGGGCACGCCGCATTGCATAAACACCTCTGCCATCGTCTTGCCGGTGTCCTTCTGGCGCGACCAGATGTCCGGCGGGGCAAAGGTGATCTCGATGTGCTCGTCCGGCATCGTCATGTCGAGGATCTGCTTTGCCGCATCCTGCACGATCAGCCCCGGCTGCACAAGCTCGCGGTACATGTACGAGTGCCCGTTTTCGTCCACCGCGTACCAGCCGACGGCAAGCATATCCAGACCGTAGTCGAGCGCCCTGTATCGCTTCCAGTGTTTTGGGATCTGGAACGGCTTGCAGGTGTGCGTCGCCTTGCTGAATTCCGGGAAATACGTGCCGCACAGTGCGTCCCAGTCGCCGTATCGGTGCGCTTTGCGGATGTTCTCAGGCAGCTGAGAGAGCGCCTGCAGATAGCCCGGAGAGGATTCCAGCAGGTCTTTGTTGTCCTCGACCGTTGCGAAAATGAAGCTGTAATCGTCCGGGTTCTCGTTCTCCTCTGGGTTGTCGGAATCTGTCTTGAAATTTCGGTCGATAAACAGGCGCTTGACCCATCTGTGCCCGACGCCGCCGGGGTTGCACGTCAGGTAAAAGCGCTTCGGGATCTCGTTGACGCCACGCAGGCAGCCGCCGAGAAAGCGAAATTCGCGCTCTGTAAACTGCGTAGCCTCGTCCATGAAGATCCAGTCGTATTCCTGACCCTGGTATTCGCTTTCGGACGTAATGCCGCTCCAATGGCCGAAATGGATGGTCGAGCCGTTTTGAAAGTACAGCGTGTGCAGTGTGCCGTTGTAGCTTGTCAGCTCCTGCGGCACCATCTTCAGAATCGGTTCGATGTGGTTCGACTGCAGCTCCGGGTATGTCTTTCGCACGATGAGGATGCGGATGCCCGGCCATGTAAACGCGCCGCCTACTGCCTTGATGCGCACAGCGTGCGTCTTGCCGCCGCCTCGCGCGCCGCCGTAGGCCGTGTACATCGTTCGGCTCTGATAAAACAGAAGCTGCTTCTCGTTTGCGTGCCCCGGATCCCATGTGAAATTTGTCTGCGTGCTTCGCTTCTGCTTCGGCATGGCATCCTCCGTAAATGCAGAAACGGAGCCAACTGCATTCCGCAGTCAGCTCCGTTCAGCTCTTATGCCCGGCCGTTTCCGGGCACGTCGTTATTCTGTTTCTGTTTCCCGAAAGGCGACCTTGCGCTTTACTTCCAGCACAAGCACGCCGTCTTTCGTTTGCTTTACCTCGGCGGTATTCCCGCGGCCGATAATGTCCAGAATCGCCCGGAGGAGAGTTTCATTTTTCTGCATAGGGTACCTTCACATTGCAGCCCCGGCATTTTTCCGCCACCCATCAAGGTAAATGACAGGCGCGGCCTTGCTCGCCGGTTGATAGCCCATCCGCACACCGTAGCCGCCGCCGTAGTCCAGCGCAGCCGCAGTGTTAACAAACAATCGTTCAACCGGCTCCGCGCTCCTCGTAGAAGCATTTGCCCGGAAGAAACAATCCTTAAACACGGCGGGGGAGTGCGTGTGCCCGCAAACATAAACGTCTGCATCGACGATCTGCGCATAGTCCGCAAGCCGGTTGATCTTGCCGCCGATCTTGCGCCCACCGCCGTTTCCGTGGTTGACGTAGATGGAGTACGTTGTCTGCCGTCCCTCGCTCTTTCTCCGCGAGTTTTCGCCCAGCGAAACAAACACAAGCGCGGCGTCCGGTGCATATCTGTCGCCAGCGCCCAGCTCGTTTGCAATCAGCCATGTAATGTCGATGCCGTCTGCACGATATGTCCGCTCTTCGTGGTTGCCGGGAACAGCGCACAGGATGCGCCCCTTGAGCGGAGCAAACGTCTTGTTTGCAAGCTTGATCTGCTCCATTGGGGACAACTGCGTGCTGTAGATGTCGCCGATGCTGCTTCGCGTCGCATTGTCGATCAGGTCGCCCGCAAGAATTGCATAGGCGTTATCCTTTGCCGCAATGTCCGCCACGCGCTTTTGCACGCCGCGAATATCGCAGTTCGGGTCAGAAAGATGTACGTCCGCAATGACGTGCACTTCGATTTCGTTTTGCTGCTTCGGCAGCTCCACACGGATAACGTGCAAACGCTTCACCTCATTCGTTACACGGTTGTCGCGCGCCTCGCTTATAAACCAATTCCGAGCAGCAGCTCAGCGCGCCCGCATCCCGCTGCAGCAGGAAAGCGGCTTTCTGCCGGTTTTTCACGCTCCGGTCAATCCGGTCGTCTGGTCTTGGCGGCAGCCCCCGGACTTGCACCGGGCGCGTCCCTTTTGGAAAGCTGCCGTAGAAAGGGAAGCTGCGGCATCCTGACTTGCACAGGATTTCAGCGGAAAGGAGATGAAACGCTTAGGCCACTCGCCGCCGCAGCAGTGTTTACCGTCGCTTCCGACGCTTGATTCCCGGATAGTGCCGGGTTCACAGTTGCTCCGTACCGTAATAGGTTTTGGGAAGGTAATAACGGCCACAGGAGGCCGCCCTTTTTCCGGCACGGAGGGGCATCGTTCGCAAACGCGAACAGCAAGCACTTAGCCGCAGCGCGTATCCTGCGCCCGCATTCGGCTTGTTGGATTAAGCGTGTTTGTTGTGCATTTGCAAGCGTTACTTGAAAGCACTGTCGCCGCCGATCCCGTCTGTCTTGATCGTCAGCTCCTGCGCGTGAACGTCGATTACAGGCTTGTCGATGTACCCGCCGTTTTTCGGCTGCTTGAGCAGGAAGATGATCCCGCCGCTGCCCTTCGGGTTTTCAGCCACCATGCGCGCATAGACCGCTTCCCGGTATGCGACCAGCTTCTCGAGCTGCTCTCCATATCCGTCATATTCCCCGCCCTCGTTTGCCCGCCATCGCGCGAGTGTACGCGGCGCAATGCCGAGATACTTCATCAGTGCATAGTCGTCCATGTACTGTTTCCCGTCCTCGCACTGCATGATAAACTCGTCGATCAGAACGCCAAGCTCTTCGGCGGTTTTGATTTTGCGCGGTCTTGCCATAGAATCACCCCATCGCTTATAGTATAGCATCAAACGTCGAAAAAACTAAATGCACGTCAACCAGATAATGTATGAAATACCTTGACGGGGTTCTTCTTCGATTGGCGCGCACGATTGTAAAGACGCGGGAAACGTAGCGGGTTGAATGTTGAATGGGGCAATGTTTGGCGGGAAGTCTCAAAAGGCTGTGTGTCGTAACGCATGGGCTGTCGCCTGAGAGCCGTCCCGCTTTTCCGGCACCCCGGGGGGGGAGGGGGGGGAGGGGGCACACCCGGAAACGCTGAGCAAAACAGCGCCCACACACCAGCGCGCGCCGTGGATGATTGGCCGCGCGCCAGGGCGCCGATTGGCATTGCTGCATGACACTGCATACACTGCGCATGAACTGCATAAACTACCAGCCGAGCAATGCAGAAGCACCGTAAAATCTATGAGTTATTCGGCAAAATGTAGGTTATGCCGAATTTACAAATTGATGAAGCCATTGAAAATACTAGCTTTTTGCGAAACTGCATGAATATGCATAGTATGCAGCACCGAAAACGGTCACGAAAAGTGCATCAGTATGCACCAGATCGCCGCCACAAAACCAGCCACAGCAAGCCCCACAATTTTTTTATCCGATGCCACAACGCGAATTTTGTACGGGATAATGGGATCATATCATCATCATATCATCATCACATCACTGCATCACCGGCACGCAGCCAGAGCAACACCCACGCAAAGAGGGGGGACTATAGGGGGGTAATTTACATAGCTAAGTAATAGCTATTACACAGCTATACCGTAGCTATTACATAGCTATGTCATAGCTATTTAAATATCTATTCCATACCCGCGAGACACTCAACGACCAAAGAAAAGAAAAGGAAAGTATAGAGGGAGAGATCGCCCACGCAAAAAATTTTTGCAAAAAGGGCTTGACATACTGCATCGAGTATGCTATCTTGTAAATGCAGCCGGGGAACGGCAGCGAAAGGAGATGATCCCCGCGGCAAGAAAAACCACCACCAGCACGGAAGTAAAACGCCGGTATAATGACCGCGTTTACTGCAAAGTTCAAGCGGAGCTGCCACGCGATACGGTAACGGCATTCAAGGCCAAGTGCAAAGTCAAAGGCATATCGCAAGCAAGCGTTTTACTTGAAGCCATCGAAAACTTTTTAAGGGACTGAACGTCCCTTAAAAATATACATACTCGATTGAGTATGCCATACATGAAAGGAGAACAACTATGAAATACTTTACCAACATCCGCACCCTTGACGAGCTGAAAGCAGCTTACCGCCGTCTCGCCCTGAAGTGCCACCCCGACATGGGCGGCAGCACGGAGATCATGCAGGAGATCAACGCCGAGCATGACGCGCTGTTTGAGCAGCTCAAGCGCCAGCACAACGCCCACGCGGACGAGTACCACCAGACCACCGAGACCGCCGAAGAATTCCGCGAGATCCTCGACGTGTTGCTC